CCTACAGAACAGTCGGACTTGGCTCAATCAATTCAGACCATGTAACCGGAAGAGCGTATGACCTTACTGGCCAAAACCTTGGCGCATACTCGCGTCTTGTTCACGAAAACGGCGGGTTTGCAGAGTTCCACGGAACGCAAGCAAATCGACACCTACATGTAGTCCCAGCTAGAGCTGGAGACACTTCATCTCCCATGGCGCCTATGGGGATGTCAACAATGACAGCAGGTAGTGGTGGAAGCACAAACTACTTCAACATCGAGATTAATGGAGCAACGCAGTCACCAGAGGCAATCGCAAACATGGTGATGGCAAAGATTGCTGAAAAAGAAAGAAACGCCAGGGAGCGTAGCTAATGGCCTCAACCGGAACAATCAGACTCTTTACTATTGGGTATACGGCTTCAGATTCGTTAAGCCTATTTAAGAACTACCCACTTAAAAGAAAGTATATTCAAGTCGAAAATACGTCAACACCTGTTTTCCCGGAATCGTATTCTCTCGTGTCTGCGCAAAAATACTGGTTTCCATTTGCTGAAGTAACACCATCTGACGAAGAATACATAACATATACAAACGGGGATGAATATACATTTAGTGAACCAGACTTTCAACGGACCCCAGAGAATTCAGCAAATCCGAATAAGAATAAAGTAAATGACTATTCTGTCGGAGCAAGAATAGTTTTTGGAAACGAAGTCTACGAGGCAGTAAATTACAAATTCAACTGGTCAGACACTGAGTTTGACTATTCAAAAAATCCATATCTTTCTGATTCCATTTATAAATGGAAAAAACTCAGCGACTCATCTAACACTTGGATACAGTATTGGTATCATCCACAGTTAAAAAGATTCTTCCCATTGGCCAACACAAACGCGCTTCAGTCATTGCCGGACGTTGGGGACTTTGACGCATCAAAATGGTCATCTTTTATAGGTGACTCAGCAGACTTGAATTTGACGAATTTTACTAATTCGCAGATAAAAGAACTCGTGTCTGGTGGGCTATCTCTTCTTGCAGCTAAAACGATAGTACTTGATGCTGATACACGAATTTCTAAAATATATAGCGGAACGATTGCCATGGATACGTTGCGCAAAACCGGAGCAATACAGAACTACGAAAATGGATTAAGCACAAGTGGAACAACGGTTGTGGTATCTAAATCAACCGGTGGCTCAGAAGGGGAGGGTGGTGACTACTCATACTCCCTAGACCAGCCCCAGATGGTGCAGTTTTACAATAATCCAGATGGTTCAACAGCCCCAAGACCAGCACGTTTTGTTTTCGATTATCGCCCAAATAACGTTTCATATTCAAACATTGGCGCTGAATGGACCGAGATTCCGCGAGTAAATAATACGCCTTTTGTTGACTTCAAGAACTTCAAACTAATGAAGATTAGTTTCGAATTTTTGGTTGGCGACAACAACAACATCTTCACCTCATGTGACGAAAAATTACGTGAACTTCGTACTATGGCCATGCGGCCAGAACCTGTCATATTTTTAGGTTTTGACTCAATGTTCACCGAGCAACTCACCTACCCAACTTGGACCGGTGGAAGTGGAATCGTTTTTGCAATTGTCGATATGTCAATTACTTCTGTTCAGCGAACAAGGTCAAGTAATGATTCTGTATTTAGCCAGACACCAACAGGTGAAATAAACAGAGCAACAGTAAATATGTCAATTTTAGAATTGCCTCTAGAAACGCCGCTTATAGCAGTACTTCCAAAAATTACTCCAAGTACTTCAACTCCCGGAGGAACAACCAACAATCCAGATGACTTATGCACTCAGATATTCACTAAAAATCCAGGAATACCAGCGAATATTCGCGCAAAAATGCTGTCTACTGCTGGATGCCCTGGAATCCCAACTAAATAATGAGAACGAATGGCTGCTGACCTAACAACATTTGCTGGATGGCGCTACTCCCGTCAGTATAGGGGGCCATACCAGGGGAAGATTCTTATTGCCGACCTGTCAAACACGTCATCAAATGGTTATGCGGACATTTCAAAACTTGTTACAAGTGTGAATGTTAGCTATTCGATGGATATGGCCTCTCAGTTGAGCTTTGAGCTGGTGGACCCAGAGCTACGCATGTCAGGACAAAATTTTTTCACTCTGGGCAGGGACATAATATATGAAACGCAAACACTTGGACGCATAGATGACGGGTCGGGAAGTGCTGCGCTCGTTAAACAGTTGTTTGAGATTTCCAAGGTGACAGTATCCCAGGGCCCTGGCAGTAGTCCTACTTTTAGTATTGATTGCTACTCCAAGGCGATACAGCAAATGAAGAGAGATAAACGACCCGACACAATCAAAGGGCAAGGAACGGATTTCGTTAGGCGTGCAGCTGCAAAATACGGTTTAAAGTTTTACGGACAAGAAACAACAAAGAAGCAAAATATAACAAAAGCTTCTGGAGAAAAACAAGCAGAATCATTGTGGGATGTAATTACCCGTCTTGCTGGAGATGCAAAATTTGTTTGTTTTGAAACTGATGGATATTTAATATTTGCATCAGAACAATTTCTTCTTCATAAATGGGGCACCAACGCAAGACAGGTACCGAAGTTTACTGTTGACAAAACAACTGGCCAAAAGAAACAAACTGGTAAAAAAACGCAACGATGGATACCCCTTCAGTATCCTAATCAAAGTACGCCTCAATTTCAGTATCTTGGTACACCAGGGTATTTTAAGTTGACACAATACCCAAGCATCACGAAGTCTGACAATGACCCGTATGCCGCAGATGGCTCCTGTGTTGTTGAGAGAACCAACGGAACGCAGATTCGACCAGGCATGACGGCGTATGTTGGCAACGTTCCGAACATGTCGGGTTTTTATATAATCGAATCTGTTTCATTTGACGAGATGTCTTCAGAGCCAGTAAGCGTCTCTTTTAGAACGCCGCAGCGTGATGAAGAAAAGAATAAACCAAAACTTCTGCCAATTGGCGTCACGTATCAACAAACATACGTTCCGTTTGCTGGGACACAGACCACTCCAGTAACTGTGGTCCAATCTGCAAAAAACGCAACAGGGAAAAAGATTACTTCAGAATCACTGGATGCACGCTTACTCCCGATACCTGACCAATCAAACCAATTGCGTTACCCAAGAATGCAGTATGCAAACCTGACCATTACCTACCCAATGCTCAAGGGGGCAATAGCACAAGGCGGAGCAGGCCAAGCAAGCACAAATGATGCCGATTCAGTTCTATATACAGGCAACATAAATCTTTTCTCGCGTCCAGTTCTTCCATCAGGGTCTGATGCTCTGACAATATTTTCAATTACATACGAGTTTGAATTCGGAAGTGAATGGAGGGCAGTATTGCTCCCGGCCATATATACACAGGGTGGCGTGGCCGTACTAAAGAGCAGCGCAGAAGTAATAGCTAAATATAACGCTGACGGGGGATATCTTGGAACAGCAAAATACCTTGCTGTTGTTCGTGGTGAAACTAAGCAAAAAGCTATCTTGAATGCTCGTGATTATGCATATTTACTATCCAAACAGCAGTCTCTGATACTAGATAAGCGTTTTCCTGAATACTCTGGGTCACGTGGTTCTATTCCAAATACGGCAGGCGATTCGACATCGCTATGGGTCTAGGAGGATAAGCAATGGCTCGTAATAGACCGGACATCGTTGATAATCAAAAAGCATCATCGCACCCGCTTAAGGCTGGTCGGATATTCACAGCAAATGTAACGGCAGTCAATAGTTCTGGGCAAATTAGTGTTTCCATTCCTGCTATTGGTTCAACATACGGTCCGATTACTCCAATTGGAACAACAACTCTTAACAAATACTCAGTTGGAGATGTAGTGAAATGTTCATTCACGGATGAGTTCTTTAATGAAATAATGGTTTATGGGTCTGCAAAAATAAAAGCCGACGTTTATGCCTCAAAAGTTCTTTTTGAGCAATTGCAGGCAACCGTTAGCGCTCTTCAGACGCAAGTGGCAAATCTTCAAAGTCAACTTAATTCGCATAGTCATTAGGAGGTGAAAAGATGGACATGATTCAATTCCCGGTTCAATTTGATTCGACTGGTTTTAAAAAGCTAAGAGACGGAACAACTGACTATTATGCACAATTGCTTTCAATTATTATTCTTACAGAACCAATGACCCATCCATTCACTCCAGCTTTTGGTGCTAACGACCCTGCGTTTAGGACTGTAGATAAAGGGCTATTTGTTTTAAATGCGTCGAGGTATGTTCCAGAAATAAGAATAACCAATTTATCAACAACATCAAACGAAGGAAACACTGGTAAAACCAAAGTTTCTTTCGCTTTTGAAATACAAAGCTCGTAGGTTTAAAATGCCAGCAGATTTTTCAGAATACGTCAACCTCACAATTTTTGACAAGGAACCAGGCGACATTTATCGCGACTCGATTGAGTTGGCTCGACTCAGCTTGCCTGAATTCAATCTCCGTACTGGTTCTCCAGAAGACGCGATTTTTCAGGCAATGGCATATGTAAGTGCGTTGAATATTGCTGCAATAAACAGACTTCCAAATAGGCTTATGGCAGGAATTGTGGGAATGCTCGGATTTATTCGCCAGGAGGCTATTCCAGCAGAGATTGATGTCACCATCACGCTCAACACATATGATGGCGGAACAATACCTGCTGGAACGGTTTTCAGCTTTGAAGCGTTGTTTGAAGATGAATTACAGGAATTTCCATTTCAGACAACATCTGCACTGGAACTGGAACCGACTGATTTGGAGATATCTGTAGATTATCCGAGCGCATCAGCAACCATTGTGTGTTTAACGCCAGGAATTATTCCACCAATAGATGATGGAGCTCAGTTAAAAATACTTTCTTCTGGAACACAAATCCAAACAGTAACGGTTAGAACGCCTTCAAATTTTGCAAATGGAATTAACTCAGACTCAGATACAGACTACCTATCACGAGCTACAACTTATTTGCGTTCTCTTACTTCGTCCCTCACAAGAGCAACACAAGTCGACTCATATGTTCTTTCTGAATACCCAGACGTTATAAGTCGTGTCAAAACATATGACTTGACTAATGGCGATGATACAAGCGGCGACATAACTGTAAAAAGACAAGCCGGAGTCATAAAAACATTCTTGGATAATAACCTGGCAACAATTCAGACAGCAGCACCACACCTATTCATAACTGGTGACACAATTGAATTAGAGGTTTTTGACCCTTCGGTAAGTGCAACATTTAATGGCTTGCATGAAATAACTGCTACCGGTTCAGATACGGTTAATTTCGTCAAAGTAGCAACAAACTCAGCAAGCACCACAGTTACTGCTTCTGCTTACGCTGGTCAGGATGTGTCTGGTTTCGTAACTGTTTTTGGATATGGCCTAAACACTTATTTAACATCAATTGAAAAAACAAACGTTGTTGCTGACATTCGCGCAAAATCAGTTGCTGGATTAACTTTTGAAATGTTAGACCCAGAAATTTGCACATTAGAAATTTCTGGAGAAGTTGTGATAAGTGAATCGTATGATGCTGCATCCGTGGAGGGTGCCGTACTTAATGCGTTGGTCGACTTCATAAGTCCGGCAAAATATCCATACACCCAAGATAGAGTGAGACAGACACAGCTAATATCACTTATAAGCAATGTCCCTGGTGTGGTTTTTGTTGAATCACTCACGCTCTCTCCAACTGGTTCCGGTTGGTTGCCACAACTGGGCAACGACTTGCTATTTCATAAAAAAGGCTCATTGCCAATAATTGCAGTTGAAGACATTGACCTTACGTTTACGGTATTGGAAATAAGTTAACAATGGCTACAACACGTAACCTTTTGCCATACGATAGTGCGCTGCTTCGAGTAAATGATAGTGGACAAATTGTTGAACTCGGCGCATATTCAAACGATTGGGAATCAACTAACTCGGAATTAACAATAGTTTCAACTAACTTTTTGGTTGATACTCGTTACGTTCTGCAATTAAACCCATCATCTACTGGTGAAATATTAGTAACACTAGAAGATGTTCCATTATATCTCGAAGACAATGGACGAATTCTTTCCTTTAATATGCGAATCAAAGCGCTGTCTTCTGTCGATTTATCAACAATGATTTATCTTGATGGTTCATCAACTGGAATTGAAGGAAATATTCAGTCATTTAGCAGCGGTGAATACAACGCTATTCAGTCAAATAGAATAACCGTTCCGGATGATTCAGAGCTTCACACCTTAAGTGTAAGAATATCTATCACTGGACATAATGCGTCAAACATATGGTTGACATGTCCACACCTAATTCACGACCTGGATTTCTACTCTAATGATTTCGTATCTGGAATACGAAATTTTCTACCTGATTTTTACTGGGAACTTGACTCATCTCAGTCATATCCGACTTATCCTTTTTTTAGACTTATTGACGTGCTTACATCTGCTGCTGGTGACACAAAATCTGAATACGAAGAGATGTACGGTCTTGAGGCCGAAGAGCTGGTAACACAGGACGAGGGAATTCTCAGTTGGGTTCAGAGTTCGCTTGTTTCTCCATCAGCGGCTCGAGACGCGTATTTGAGTTGGCTGGCTCAATTCAATGGGGAAAGAATCCATCGTAACTTTCAGTTATCTGATGGGACTCTTTATTTCAATAACGCCGGTCTTCAGCGAGACTTTGTGGAGTGGCAGCTCTATGGAAGCCATTATGGAAGAGGTGCTGGGACAAGACATGCAATGATTGAATCTGCAAAACAGATGACAATCAGGACAAAAGATGGAGAGGCTTCCACACAGTCTGTTTCGTTGACGCCATATTTCGGTGGAGACCCTTTTGCGATTCGCATTCAGACGCTAACAAACGAAACAATTGATGCAAATGTCGGTGAATCAAGCGATGCCATACTCCAATCAGTGAATATGGCTAGACCTATGGGATACGTGGTTACTCACCAAACTATTGACGAATTCTTCTTAACACTTGATGACGTCACGTATGGTTTGCTTGATGGAAGCATCTCGTTCGGGTGACCAGTATGAAACATAATGCTAAAATAAAACACAATAATTTAGGAGATTTCTAAATGGCCGGTACAGGTGTAAGACTATTTCTATCTGGTGATACTGCATATGCAGCAGACATAAACACGTATCTCATGGACCAGGTGGTTGCGCGTTTCGCGACCACAGCAGCGCGCGATGCGGCGTTTGGCGACGGAATTCCCGTATCCCAAGGAGGAAGCGGCAAGCCAGCGCTGTCCGAAGGCCGCATTTGTTATATCGATGAATTGAACTTAATTCAATATTACAACGGCGCTTCGTGGCAGGACTCAGCGCAATTTACGGTTGGAGATGGTGCAATCACCACGCAAAAGCTAGCTGCCAACTCTGTAACATCTGACAAAATTGCCCCAGGCACGGTAATAGCAGCAGATATTGCTGCTGGGACAATTACCGCAACAGAACTAGCAGATGGTGCTGTTACATCAGGAAAGATTCTTGACGGAACGATTGTCAACGCTGATATAAACACTTCGGCGGCAATTGCATACAGCAAGTTGAACCTAGCAACATCTATCGTTAATGCTGATATAAATGCTTCTGCTGCGATAGATAAAACCAAAATATCTGGAACAGCTGTGACCCTGGCTGACACTGGAGTGATTACCAGTGCGATGATTGAAAACGATTCGATTGTCAATGCCGACATCAAGAGTAACGCAGCAATTGCTTATAGCAAATTGAGTCTGTCTGGTTCGATTACGACAACAGATTTAGCTACTGGTGCAGCTCGCTCTGGGTTTAGGTCACCGATTGTTGCTCAGCAAGGTGCGACACACACAATTGCGGCTTCCGATGTTGGTGGTTTAGTGGTGCTTTCGTCTTGTACTTCGGTTGTCATACCAACCTCTGATGCAACATTTACAGTTGGGGACAGAATAGATTTTCTTCAAACAGGCACACAAGTAGTTACATTTAGCGCCACATCCCCACAAACCGTTGGCGGGTTTGACGCTCAATTAAAACTTGGAGGACAGTTCGCAGTTGCAACACTTGTAAAGTATGCAGCAAATACATGGGTTCTAGTTGGAAATATAACGAGTTAACATGATTCCTGGAATAGTTGAGGCAGGTGGGGGCAGAATCCTCCCAACAACGTCTGACGATTTTAATCGCGCAAACAGCACAGACATTACTGCTGCTGGAAAAAAATGGACAGAGACAAGTGGTGACTGGGCAATCACCAGTAACCAACTGACCACCTCAACCGCCGCAGCTAGCTACCCGATAGCCACATTGCGAACTAATACAAAAAACGCAACAGTTAAAGTTGACAGAGCAAACGGGGATGGATGGGGTG